GCAAGTTCAAAGACGTGTACTCGAAGTGTGTTGTGAACAACGACATACGCCACCAACTGTGTGTAGATGTCGCAGCGACTTTCAGCGCAGAAGGCAAATGCTGTCTGACGTTAGTGAATCGGGTCAGGCATGGCGAGATGCTTACTGAGAAGTTTGCAGGAGCTGGCATCAACGTTCGCTTCATACACGGCAAAGTGTCGAATAAGGAGCGAGACATTTGCTTTGAGCAGCTGAAGTCTGGAGAACTCGACAACATCGTTGCTACGGCTTCGATCGTTGGTGAAGGTTTTGACTTCCCGCCTCTTCGGGCATTGATCAACGCTACAGGTGGTCGTGGTGGAGGAGATGCTTCTAAAGACGCAACAGGTCGTGTGACCGTTCAGATTCTTGGCCGAGGGCTTAGAAAGTATCCCGGCAAGGAGAAGTTTGACTACGTGGATTTTCTTGATACGACACATAAGTTTCTGAAAGAGGCTTCTCTAGATCGCTTGCGTACGCTTCGAACCGAGGGTTACTCAGAGTTCATTGACTTTTGGAAGAACTATAGCCGGTGATGGTCTACGCAGGTTCGACTCCTGTATCCGGATTTGGGCGGGTCGTTACGTTTACAGAAACAAGATGTGTCCCAGTGGCAAAGATCGGAGGTGTACATCCTTATGTAGTGTGTCAATTCACAATTCGTCGAAGAGTCAAGTGGTGTATCAACTCTTTTCTTTGGCACTCTAAGTAGCTAGTAGCTACATCCCCGTCCACAAGACAAAGGTAGGTTAATGTCACATTCAGACGATTTGTCCTACGCTCGCCAGTACTATGTTTGGCTTACAAAGTTGCCTGAGGATCAACGTTGTACTGCTCTTTTGGCCTACCGGTACGAGCAGGAGCGTAGAGCAGTTCAGGGTTCATTCTATCGTGCTCTTCCGAATCCTAATGATCGTACAGTCAAATGCAAGAATTTCAAGACGTTTGACACGGTTCGAAAGTGGTTGGCAGAGCACGGATTGGAGGTTGGTTTGAGGCGCCCCGGTTGGAAGAAATACTTGTCGTTCGTATTCCGGTTCTATTGCCCTGCAGATCGGCCAGATGCACTCCCGCCAATGCCTGCACAGCTGAAGAATCCCGTGCTTTTGCGGCGGTTCTGTACCAATCCCACGGTTGTGGAGAACCCAAAAGAGCTTCGTAGTGCAGATAAGATCAGCTCGATCTATGAGAAGATAGCTGACATGGTGAAAGAGGACGCTGTCGCATGCAGCAAGTGATTCGTGACCAATTTGATATTCGTTTTCGCATAGCGTTTGCTGCGTTTATGCTGCGGGACTCCTTATTCCTCTCGCACGTAGCAGCAGATGTTCGCCATGTGCAGTTCTTAGATGAGACGCTGAATCGGATAGTTCAGCTGATTCTCACGTTCTACGAAGAGCATGGATCAGCTCCAGATACGTTGATCTACACCGAACTCGACAAACTTCGCGAATCCGGAATGTTGTCGGAGGAGAAGCACGATGCGATAAACGTCTATCTGAACGAGTTGTATGCGAACCAGCTACAGAATCGGGACTATCTGCTATCTCACTTCCAAGACTTTGTTCGTTACTCACGGATCGAAGCGAATCTACCTCGTTTTGTTGAGTTGTCGCAGGCAGGAGATTGGGAAAGCGCAGAGTCTTTGTTGCGAGATACGTTTGCTGTAACGCGTTCTGACGATCTTGTAGCTGCTACCTATTCCGCTGATGTGTTAGCCCGCATCTCCAGGAGAAACATAGACGAGCAGTTCTCGATCACGTTCATACCTGAGTTAGACCCGTATGTCAAAGTGTGCCGAGGCCACATCAACGTCATTCAGAGTAGGGCTTCGTCAGATGGTAAGACGGCGTTTCTTTGCTACTTGTGCCGGTATTATCTCTACACCAAGTTGAATGTGTTGGTTGTGTCTTTGGAGGAGACCGTTGACAAGTACGAAGATCGGATGGACCAGTGTTTATGCAACATGACGCAGGAAGAGATCTCAGACATTGCGAATGTTGAGAAGTTGAAACATGGTGTGTCCAGGTATATCAGCCGGGGATCGTTGAAGATCAAACACATGCTGCCTTCGCAAACGAAAATCTCGGATATCGATCGTTTGATTGAGTCGCTTATCGCGGCAGACAACTTTCGTCCCGACGTTCTGCTTCTGGATTACGCAGATCGTTGTGCACCGGAAACAAACGTGTTGCGAGGGGATGTCGTACGCGCTCAGGAGGAGGTCTACAACACGTTAGATGCGCTGACGAAGAAGCACAACCTCTTTTGCTGGACGGCCATGCAGTCAAATCGGGCGGCGTTGAAGGACGAGGCAAATGCCGGTCAGTATCATACGGGTGGTGCTCTGAACAAACAACAGATCAGTCGTTTGGTTATCTCAGTCAATCGTGGTGATGACTTAGGTGCCAACAAAGCAAAGTTGCACATCGTCAAAAACTCATATGGGCCGAAGGATATTTCAGTAGATATTTGCCAAGACTACAGCCGTCAACAGTTTCGTGTCGACCCCGCGCGTCCCCAGGAGTGGCCGTTAGATGGGTGATTTCAAACAAGCTGCTAAAGCGTTTCCTGTGCGACGATGGCTTGCTGGTGTTGCTCATCTTCGCGGAGACATGTCGGGCACAAAGTTCCGTTGCAAATGTCCTCACTGCGGTCGCAAGAATGCGTTCGTTATTTACCTGGATACAGGTGCTTGTCGCTGTTACGCATGTGCGGATGGTGGATTTGGCGGCTCACGCTGGAATGGCTACGGAGGGCTAACGACGTTAATCTCTTTGTTCGAAGGTGTTACAGAGCGCGAGGCTGCTGCGACAGTCTACTCGTACGCTGGGGTAACAGATTCGCCATCCATATTCGCACCGTCTATTACGGAAGTCGAGCCAGAATTACCAGAGGGTACGATACCCCTTATCGAGGTGCATGACGATCACTTGTCAGTGCGGCGATTGGCCGAGAGAGGACTGCTGCACCTACGTCCACACATCGCTGTGTGCATCACGGGTACGTACGCAGATCGTTGGATCTTACCTGTTGAGCAAGATGGCAGTTTGTACGGGTTTGAGGCAAAGACATTTCGACAGAGGGCGTTTCCTAAGTCGCTGTTCCCAACGTGGATGAAAACGAGTCAGGTTGTCTACATGACTCGACGTTGGATCATGTCTGAGGATTTTGCAGTCATTACGGAATCGGTGTTTGACGCAGAAACACTCGGCTCTAATGCGATGGGGATCTTCGGCTCGTCGTTGAGTGATGGTCAGTTTGTGCGCTTGCTGCAGCTACGAGCGGATCATGGCGTTACGCGATTGGTGTGGTTTCTGGATGATGATGCGTGGAAGAAACAGGCCCGTGCGATCATGCAGAAGACAATGCTGCTGTTTACCAACTACGTAGTGACAACTGCTGCGGGAGAAGATCCAAATAGTCTTGGCAGTGAAGAGTGTTGGCGTCGTGTAGCCAATGCCACGCTTGTCGAGAATCTACCTCAGTTACTTCATAAGAAGGAAGAACCAAATGAGAATTCTTGTCGATGGGAATCATCTCTCGTCTCGCGCTAGGTACACAACTGTCGCTACGCTGTGTACTTCCGATGGTCGACGTTCCGGCGTCATCCACGGCTTCTTGCGATCGATCAGTTGGCTGCTTCGAGAAACGGGCGGTCCTTGGTCTGATGTTACCGTTGTGTTTGATGGTGGTCGCAGCAGGCGGCGGATGGAACTCTTTCCAGAGTACAAAGCTGGTCGCCACTCAGACGATCCCACCGAAGAGGAGAAGGCAGATCTTGCAGCGTACTTCGAACAACTACGCGTGCTGCAGCTGATTCTGCCAACACTTGGTGCGCAGGTCATTCGCGTCAAAGGCGTCGAAGCAGACGACGTGATTTCAATTCTTGCTCACCAGGATGATACACCGACATATGTGTTCTCAGGCGACAAAGATTTTCATCAGATCGCGTCACCAAACATCTGCATTTTTGATCCAAAAAAGGAGAAACGATCGATAGCTGAGCTGCTTAATGAATGGGGTGCGAGAGATATACGGGATATTGTCAAGTTGCGTGCCATCATTGGCGATTCGTCGGACAACATTGGAGGCGTTCCGCGTATCGGACCTAAGAAATCCATCAAAGCACTCTACGATCCAGAGTCCAAAGAGGCTCTGAAAGTACAGGAACACTACAAGATCGTGGATCGCAACTTGACGCTCATGCAACTTCCGAAAACGTACGGCGAGAGTTTGTATTCGTACGCAGAGACGTATGAGATACGCCGCCAGCACGAGTCGCCGCACAAAGCGAGCACCAGAGCCTTCTTGGATCATTGCGCCCAGTGGGAGTTGAATCAGGTGTTGGAGGTTGTGTCGTGGTAGTACGGCGGTGTGCTACATGTGCGTTTCGGCATCTGGGGAAGCGTGAAGAGTGTTGCAGATATCCTGTGCCGACTCCCTGTCCACTCACTCGTTTTTGTGGAGAGCACCGATTTGCCGCTCCAGGAGAAGAGGTGCTTGGGACGGAGATCGCTATGCTTCAAACTTCACCTAGGACTCGTCGCATATGTGCTGGATTGAGGCTGCGATTGGTAGACGATTTGCTGCTCGTGGGACCGTTGGCAATCACGTACAACGGTGTCATTGATACACGGGCTATTCGTGAGATTCGTTATGCGCTTCAGAAGTTGGGGATTGATTGGTGAACATTTCGAGTAAGGACTTTTACGAAGCGATCAAGCGTGTGAAGCCTGCTGTATCGTCAAAGCATCAGGTGGAAATTCTACGCAATGTCTGCTTTCGTGGTGGGAAGCTACAGGGGTACAATCAGCAGTTGGGTGTATCCACATACATCGGCGGCGATCTGCGCTGCTGTGTTCCGATTGATCGTATTGAGAACGTAGTGCGGGAGTTGTCAGGTACGGTGGCCCTGTCGGTCAAAGGCAACTCTTTGCTGCTTTCTTGTGGCAGCTTCGCGACATCTATCAAGGTTACGTCGGCCGATGCGTTTCCTGTGTTCATACAGCAGTCGACGACACCTCTCACGGAGGATGCCACTACACTCTTGGCAGCGATAGACAGAGTATTGCCGTGCGCTACCGAGCAATTCCGACCGTTGCAGTTACACGGGGTTGCGCTGTATGAGGATTCGATCTACGCAGCAGGGGACGCAGGCGCCTGCTTTGCTCGCGCGAAATGGGTCGGCACGACGCATGGAGCTTTGCTGACGATCTCCAGGGACGTGGCGAAGACGCTTGTGAAGTATGGTGTTCCGGATAGTGTATCTACCAATCAGGCGGTTCTACAGTGTGTTTACAACGAAACACATACTGAAGTGGTGGCGAGTCTTTGGGCGCATGCTTTCCCCACAGGCGCTCTTGACACAGCGATGTCGGCTCCGCGAGACAATACGCACGATATGGAGTTCCCCATTGGTTCTCACGAGGCGATTCAGCGTGTATGTGCTATCACGCCTGGGAAACTCGAAACAAAACTTGTGCACGTTGAAGTTCGTCCGGGGCAGATTGCGTTCTCCAGTGACGTAGTAGGTAGTGCCGCCAAAGAGAGGCTCACTTGGCCGGGAAATCTAACAGCTGATTTTGACGTGCGTGCGTCATATTTGCATTACGTTCTCAAGAACGCGCAACATGTGAATTTGTCGAGTGTACTTTCGCAGTCTCCCAAATCTGTGCGGGCGTGGGGCGATAATTGCGACTTTCAAATTGCTTTGGTGATGGTGTAGTGCCACAACTGTCGTTACTTCCGATTGTGAACGGTGAAATTCGCCACGACATGAAATGTGTCGCGTGCGAGCTGGCGCACGGCAAACAGTTAGAAACAAACTGCATGCCGGGTGTTGGGTCTTCGTCACCAACGTACATGTTCATCGGGCACGCACCAGGCGTTTCGGATGATCGAGACGGCAGACCTATGACCGGCAAGAACGGTCGTCTGCTACATCTGCTGCTGCAACATGCTGGTATCCCGATCCGAGATTGCTACTTCACGAATACGCTCAAGTGTTGCACCTACGGTACGAATCTGAAGGAGGCCCACTTCAAGCACTGTCGCGATTACCTGATTCGAGAGATCCGAGATCTACGGCCAACGGTGATCATATCTGCCGGTGCCAAGGCAATGTCCTGGACTACTGGGCAGACAGGCGTTTCGAAGCTACGTCGTCGCGGACTACCCTGCTCGCTTCCAGTAGGCCAGGATGTCTTAGTATTTCCGATCCGCCAACCAGCTGCCTTGTTCCATGTTGAGGGTCAGGAGTATCGCAGCCTGTTTGATGAAATGGTGTCGGATCTTGTCTGGATCAAAGAACAAGTAGAGCAGGGAATCGTTCATCGTGCCGGGGACATCGAAACCGATTATCAAGTCGCGAGAACACCCGAAGAGGCCGATCGGATTCTCACGGAGTTGGAAGCGGCTGACGTTCTCGCTTGTGACTTGGAAACAGGAGATACAGATTTCAACGCGAGGTTGTTTCCTGGCAAGAATTGTAGGGTGATCTCGGCGGGTTTCAGCACAGGCATTGGACATGCGCGGGCGATACCGCTACACGCTCGTGGGCTAACTTCTGCATTATTTTGGCCAGATGGGTTTGTCGAGAACGAGATCAAGCCCCGTCTAAAGAGGATATTTGAAGAGAAAGAGGTTTACGGGCACAACTTCGCGTCATTCGATCAGAAGTGGGTACGCCACGAGTTTGGGGTAGAGAATTGCAATCTCAACTTCGACACCTTGCTAGGTCATTACTTGCTCAACGAGGAGCGAGGTACACATGGCTTGGAGCTACTTGCTTGTCTGTTCACGTCAATGGCTCCTTGGAAGTCTACCTTTACATTACAAGATACTGAGAAGATGTGCCAGTATCTATGTCGTGATGTAGATGCTACGTGGAGATTGAGACAGGTATTCGAACCGCAGCTAAACGAGCTTCAGCAGTGGTTGATGCGCAACATACTACTACCTGTGAGCGATGTACTCATGGACGTGGAGTACAAAGGTGTGCAGGTGAGCAAAGAGAAGTTGGAAGTTCTCGACACGTACCTAACGACGCGGATTGACGCAGCAGTTGCTACGTTGCGAAAGTCAAAATCAGTCCAGGCATTACAGGTATCTCAGGGGGAGCAGTTCAATCCTGGTAGTACGCAACAGGTAGCTACGCTTTTCGAGGACTACCTACGTATTCCGTGCAAGAAGCGCACAGCTGCTGATCAATACTGCGTTGATGGGGAGGTGCTGGAGTCGTTGTCGCACGTTACGGAGGCGGCAAGCATTCTTCGGATTCGCCGATTGGAGAAATTGTACGGTACGTATTGTAAGGGGATACGCGAGGCACTTGATGAGAATGGGTATATCCACACAAACTATCGGGCGCACGGTACCGTAACTGGTCGTCTAACATCTTCCGATCCAAATCTGCAGACCATACCTCGAAAAGACACAGCGGCCAAGGTACTCGAAGACGGATCGCTCATCAAGTCGCTGTTTGTTCCGAGGCAGGGATATTGTTTGCTACAGGCAGACTACTCCCAGGTTGAGTTGAGGGTGCTAGCGTGTCTCGCAAAAGATCCGATGATGCTCGAAATCTACAGACTCGGTAAGGATCTGCACCTGGAGACAGCAGCCGAGGTTTTTGGTCTTTCATCCGAAGAGGTCAGCAGTGCGCAACGTACAGGCGCCAAGCGGGTGAATTTTGGAATCCCGTATGGCATGTCGCTAGATACGTTGATTCAAGTGTTTGTGAAGGAGGGGAATACCGAGGAAGCTGCTCAAAGATTTCTGAATGGTCACAGGCAGAAGTTTTCTCGCGTTTGGCAGTACATGGATAAGCAGGAGCGCATCGTACGGTCTCAGAGATTCCAGGAGACGCCTTTTGGTCGACGTAGACGCTATCAGGACATCACAGACGACGCCGTACGGCAAGCCTACAACTATCCCATCCAGTCTACCGCGTCGGATCTCACTCTGTTGTCGATCATTCGTTGCCACAAACTCTTGGAAGCTTCGCCATACACCGCTAGGATCGTACTCACGGTACACGATTCGATCATCTTCGAAGTGAAGCTCGAAGATTTCTGGCCTGTGTGCGAAATCGTGAAATCTGCGATGGAGAGTTTGCGGTTTGATTGGTTGACTGTGCCGCTCGTTGCAGATCTGGAGGCGGGCATGGATTGGGGAACGCTGAAAACCGTGAATTTCAGCGAGAAATTGATTGTCGCCTGAGGACAAATACATACACTTATACTAGAGGGTAATACGTGAGTACAATAACCCCTTTCGATATTATTAGGCAGATTTCGGAGTTAGTTTCTAAGCAGCGGGTGAATGCCGCAAAGTCTATGTGGCAAAGTCTACCGGAGAGTTTTCAGCGAGCCTTGCTAGAGTTTGTGCGAGAGATTGTCCTGGCCGACGCTGCTGTGATTTCAAGTTGTCCTCGCGTACGGATGTCGTCAGACTTCGGTGATTTTGAGATAAGTCCCGAGTGGTTGCGAGACGTGAGGGAGGTTGTTCGAGAGGTGATCAAATGAAGACGATTCGGCAGGAGTTAGAAGAGTACTCCCAGGATTTGGCTACACTGCAGTTGGAAGCAAGGCACCAAGCAAAGGTTGACGACAATCTGATCCAGCAACATCTAGCAACGTACACAGAGGTCTACCTGCGATGGGCAATGTTGGCAGCAGAGGCGGAAACCCGCGCCAACAGGTACGAAGCGGAAATGGACCGTGTCGAGAGTGAGTGTCGTAAGTGGGCTCGTGAGCAGGGTAAGTGTACGGAAAACATGGTAAAGGAGCGTGCAGAAACGTCACAGGCTTATCTGGTAGCGCAGGAAGCATATCAGGAGGCGAAACTGTTGCACGAGACTTTGAAACGTATCGAGAAAGCATTTGATCGTAAGGGGAATATGCTCCAGTCGATCAACGCAAGACAGCAGAGAGAAATTTCAGCAATTCGCTAGGTAAAGCACCTAAGAAAGGGAAGAAGAACATGTCAACACGTGCAGACTACTACAAAGGTCGCAGCTCGGACTGGTCTGGTGGTGGTGGAGAGGTCACTTTCTGGAAGCCAAAAGAGGGCCAGAACATGATCCGCATCCTTCCGGCGCACAATCCAAACAATCCTCTAGAGTACGTACCGTTTGACGAGGATCGTTTGCCTGAGACGGATTTCATTCGAGAGTACTACCAGATCTTTGAATTTGGTGCAGCAAAGAAGAAGATCATTTTGCCGTTGGAATCAGGTGTCGATTGTCCGTATGCTCGCTACATCGCTGACCTTGAGATGAAGGCGCACCAAGGAGATGCTATCGCGCAGGAAGCGTTGAAGCGTAATCAGAAACGGCTGCGCATTGGCATGTGGATCATCGATCGCGCCAACGAAGCTGCGGGTGTGCAGTACTGGGAGACTACATCAAACAACATGAAGATGTTGGCTCAGTACTGTGGAGATCCTTGGTACGGCGACATTGATCGTGCCATGCCGACAGCTGATGGAAAGGGTGCCCGCGACGTTCGTGTGACATTCACTCCTGGTAAGCAGACGAACAACGGGATTCCCAAATACTCATTTGACGTGTGTCCGGAAGCTACGCCGCTGAACAAAGATCCTGAGATCATGAAGCAGTGGCTAGGCACAAATTGGTGGGAGAAATACTCGCGATTGTGCACGCCTTCGGAGTCGGAGTACATCGAGGCTTGTATCAATGATACGGTGGACCAGTATTTGGCTGCGAAGAAGGAGGCCTTTACGGCCGAAAACCAAGTTCCCAATCCGCCGAGTACGGGCGAGCGTTGGTGGGCATTCGTCAACAATACGTCTGTGCAGTTGCCTCGTCGCGAGGTGGAGGAACGCGTTGCGAACGGTGACGACGTGCAGATTTGTCCGCTGAATGGAAACGAGTGGCGTCCTGCGTCCCAATACGGCTTCAGCCCGCCTGCTCCTCCGCAGCCTTCTGAGCCGCCTCAGGCACCGCCTCAGGCACCAGCACCTCCGCAGGCCCCCTCGCCGCCACCCGTCTCTGGACCGCCTCAGCCGCCTCAACAGCCTACTACAGAGGCACCTCCGCAGCACGTAACGCCTCCGAGTGAACTAGACAACTTGGAAGCTCAGATCGCACAGATGACCACACCAGCTCCTGCACCACCTACGTCTGCAGACGAAATGGAGAAGCAGCTGTCTGGGTAGCTTTGCACAGCAACCAGGGCGTCTTGTGCGATGCCCTGGTTCTTTTTGTCTACGTATGGAGGTCTTTGTGGCTAAGAAGAAAACGGCTAAGAAGAAAACGGCAGAAAAGCCCACAGCGTTCGTTCCCGCAGGCACGACGGTCGCAAGCGATGCTCATTGGGATTGTGAGGTATTGGCGACAGGTATCCCTTCACTTGATCATATCTTGGGAGGCGGTCTTGGGTGCAAACGGATCGCTGAAATCTTTGGGCCTCCCGGTTGTGGCAAATCAGCTATTGGATACTATCTGTTGTCCCGAACGGTCAAGCAAGGTGGCGTAGCAATCCTGTCGGATAACGAAGGCGCGTTCAATCGTCTGTTCTATAAGGGTCTTGGTGGTGATCCCGACAAGCTCTTTATCGCAGACGAATTTGTCACGGCGACAGTGGAAGAGCTGTTCGATTTCCTCAGGAAGACTATTGAGGAATACGGCAAACTTGGACCAGACGTACCTCCGATGTTCATTTTGTGGGACTCGATCGCTGCAACATGTACGTTGCATCTGCAGGAAGCCGAACCGGGCAAGAGAGACTTGTCGAAGTCAACTGCGATGAGCGCTGGTTTGCAGAAGATAATGCCCTTCGTACGAAGCGCAAATGTCTGTGTACTTGGAATTAACCAAACGATTCAAAACATCAACAAGCGTGGTGGTCCGAGTTACACAACGCCCGGTGGTGATCGTTGGAAGTTCTTGTCTTCGCAGCGAATCGACATGTGGTATTCTACTGCCCACCACATCAACGTTGACGACCAGCATGTGGGTCAGCGTGTCAGCGTGAAGATTCCGAAGAGTAGGATGGGCAGTCCGCAGCAATCAGCAAGTCTGTATTTCTACACCGTTGCTGGTGCGCAACATCCTGTTTACAAGGATCGTCTTACTCCGTTTGGTTTTGATGTTGAGCAGTCGCTGTGGGACTACTATCTCAATGGAGACTTCTTCTACGACGACGAAGGCAGGGACGTGACGAGCCGGGTCGTCCAGGCAAACGGTTCCTGGTACAAGCTGCATCCTAGCATCGAGCCAGACAACAAGAGCTTTCATGCTACCGACTGGCTTGAAAAACTAGACAAATATCCTCATCTCAAGACGTTGCTTTACGATGATCTCGAAATCGATCCTAACACAGTTACTCTCTGAACACCTTGACGACTATATCATCGATGTTGATCTTCTTGCGGATCACATCATCGAGCAGTACTTTGTGCTTCTCAATACGGCCGACGCAGAAGATGCTACTCGTGTGTTTGCCGCTTGTCGCATAATTGAGAAGTGGGCTTCGAACGTACAGCTAAGCAAGTTGGGCGACGACGTGTGGTGCGTAGAAGCGAGTAACGAGATGGGTGGGTACACAATCTCTGCGAATAATCCTAGCTGCACCTCGATTGAGAACGCACTTGTCCGAGCAGCAACCTCGATTTGCGTTCAGAAGGAGTCAAGATGAAGATCCTCTGCTTTGCTGATTTGCACGCACACAACTACACGCAATACGCGACCCGCTTATCTAATGGATTGAATTCTCGGCTTGTAGATTGCTTGAATGTGGTCGAGCAGATACGAAACGTGTGTATGGAACAAGATGTCAAGCACGTCGTCTTTGCCGGTGATATGTTCAAGAGCCGAACAAAGATCGACGTAGACTCCTTCGTGGAGACCTGGACACAGTTCTTTCTTCTGTCGCAGGTACTGGAAGAGTTGGTCTTATTGTGTGGTAATCACGATCAGTTTACGCGTGCTGGTGATATTCATTGCTTAGAACCTTTCCAGAGTTTTTCCACTGTGGTGTCGCATCACGTACCGCTTCGTCTAAGTGGCGTTGATACATACTTTATCCCGCACATCGCCGATTACGATACTCTGCGAGATGCCTTGGCGTCCATCCCTTACGGTACACGACTTGCCTTCATGCATCAGCCAGTTGCCGAGGCTATTCCTGGACCGACCGACAATCCCGGCAAGCCAAAATTCAAGTTGGATGACGTACCGTGGCAGCGTGTGGATCTCGTAGTATCCGGGGATATTCACAAACGTCAGCTGTTGCGAGCCGGAAAGTGGCACTACATCGGCAGTCCTCTGCAGCTGACATTTGGGGATCGTGATCAGGAGAAGTGCGCGTCCATCATTGACACAGATACTCTTGAGATCACGGATGTTCCTCTCAGTGCTCCAAAGTTTGTTCAGTTGGAGTCGCCTGAGAATGCGGAGATGCGTTACGAGGAATTCGATCTGCAAGGCGCTGATCCAGACAAAGACTTCATCCGGTTGCGGTACTTCTCAGATTGGGAGAAGCAGGCCGAACTTCTAAAGGAGAAGCATCCTCGCATCGTGCTGGAGCGGTACGGGGATACGCAACAAGCAGCCGAAGAGACAACCGATGCCGTTGTAGGAAATGACCGCCTTTTACTTCAGGAGTACATTCAACAACACGCCGACGAGTCTTTGGACGTTGACAAGCTCTTAGAGTTTGGTCTGGACGCATTGGCAGGCCAAGAGGTTCGCCGAGATGTGTGATTATATATTTCCAGAGAACTACTGTCGTCTTACGCGGAAACAGGAAGAGGAGGCGTTACAGCGACTGCACGAACCAGATGATTTGGACGTAGACGTTCGCAACGAAATTGTGTTGTCGCGGCTGGCCTGGGTCTTTCGTGTCGCGCAAGTAGACAGCTTTCCTACGACACTTATAGATGATGCCGTGCAGGCAATGTTATTGCGGTTGTTGGAGATGCTGCCAAACATTCGTACCGTAACAGGCTTTCGCCAAGTATCCTCCGTGGCGAGAAAAGCGTTACAAGAGCAGTGGGCGTTAGATACAAAGTACGTTGCTGGGCAAAATAATGATCTCAGCACAGTTGTCGATCCTCGCATCTCCAGCGTTCTCGATCAGGTGATTCAGCGAGAGGAGCAGGCGAAAGCGTTTGAGTTCCTAGAGAGCTGTGATGATCGTTTCGTTAAGGTGTTAGAGGCTTACGCGTATCGTGAGCCACACACGGCAGTAGCCAAAGAACATGGAATGACGCGGGCTGAGTTTAACCAACAGCGGAGAGAGAAAATGGCTGAGTTAGAATACGACGATGAACATATTGAGCTATTCGTTGCAACAACCAAGGCAGGTACGCCAGCAGCTGTGTTTTGCTACGGTTGGAAAGATGTGTTCGCATTCATCACCGAGATAGCTCGAAATCAAGAGGAGCTATTCGATGGTCCTATGCCTGCCTTTGATGTCGCGGACGTGTACCGAGATTACTACGTTCATCTTGGTGGCACAATCTATCGTACGGCACCGAGAACCGACACAGGCGCGAAGGCAGTCACGGCAATTGATCTGAAAGGTACAACATGAGTACAGAACAACAGGTACTGTGCCCCCAATGTGACAAACGTGGTGCAGTGCGCGCGGCAGGCAATGGGAAGTTGTACTGCGAATTGTGTTATTCGCTCACGCCAGCATACAAGCGTGGTGATCAGAAGGTCGGTAGAAACAAACCCTGTCCCTGCGACAGTGGAAAGAAGTTCAAATTCTGTTGCTTACGAGGCTGACACATGGACATACTCAGCGTAGACGCTAACGATCTGTTCTCTTATGAGAAGTTAGAACTGAATCTAAACAATCTGGGTTTAGTTCTGATCACAGGTCACAATGCTGATGATGAGGGTTTGGAGTCTAATGCTGCGGGCAAGACTACGATCTTCAAGATCATTACATGGGTTCTCTTTGGTGAGACCCTGTGTAAGCAAACTGCGGATGACGTAATCCGTACCGATCCGAAGAAGGGCAGGGCTGTCACTGGAAAGACGTACGGCCACGTACAGCTTCGAGAGGGTGCAGACATTATTGACATCTGGAGGTATCGAAAGCACAAGAAGCACAAGAACGCTTTTCGTATGGAGCTGAACGGCCGTAACATCACGGCGGCTACGATGCGAGATACGCAAGATCGTTTGGAAGAGCTTCTGCGACTCAACTACAAGGCTTTCGTAAACACGGTATTGTTTCCTCAGCAGGCCGCAGGTTTCGCTTCCGGTAGCGATGCGCAGCAAAAGGCTGTACTGGATCGCATCTTGTCTTTGGATCGGTTCGTTGAGGCTAGCCGTAGTTTGAAGACGCAGAAGCGACAAATCGAACATCGGATCGAGTTGTTGAAAGAGAAACTTGGTGGTTTGACAACTCGGCAACAGGAATCGTTGGATACTATCAAGGAGTTATCGGACAAGGATCGCGCCTACGAGGACGCCAGACAAAACACGATTGCGGATGCTACGCAGACATTGAAGCAGCTGGAAGACACAAAGCCCGTTCTTGATCCGCAACTCACGTTGCGTATGCGAGAACTGGACGCGCAGATCGAGCAGCATAAATCGTTGTCGCAGAACATCGAGGCCGCGAGAACAGGACTAAGTACGCGGCAGCAGAAGCAGGCCACGTTACAGGGAGAACTCTCTGCACTCACAACCGCTCTTTCTCCTGAAACGGAGGAGCCGCACAAGCCTGATATGTCTTACGAGCAGTCGCAGAAAACGTTGCAAGGTGCTCGCGATGATTTGGCGCGTGCTATGGCTGACAGAGCTTCCACAAACAAGTTGCTCGAAGAGATCACTGAGAAGATCAAGAAGCGAGAACTCACCGAGGCTTGTTACACATGTGGCCAGTCCTTGACTTCCGAGGCGAAGGATCATCTCTTTGGCTCGTTGGATCAGGATATGGAA